AATTACTACTGTATTTCCAGTAGCGAATAATCAAGGTAAAGTTGTTCAAGTTCCACTTTGGGCAGGTGCTACAGCAGTTCAAAAAACTGAAGGCACAGCACTAGAGGCTTTAGGAACTAACACAACTTCAGCAACAATTACTATGGAAGAATACGCTGTATATCACAGTGTTTCTGATATGCTACGTGACAGCGCCGCAGGCGATGTTATGGCTAACTTGGGCACAGTCTCAGGTAACGCTTTAGGTGAAAAAATGGACAGCACAGTATTTGCTACATTTGATTCATTCACAGGCGGAACTTTAGGTGCTGAAGGCACAGAGTTAACTGAAGACCTTATCCTTAAGGCAGCGGCTACACTTCGTGCTAACAAATTAACAGGCCCATTTTACGCAGTGGTAGATCCAAGAGCGGCTTATAACTTGAAAGCAAGATTAGGTGGCTTTGGTCAATCAACTACTTCGTTCTCACAAGCATCAAGCAACGTGGGTATGAATGTTCAAGAAAACTTCTTTATCGGATCAATCAGCGGAGTTCAAATATTTGAAAGTTCGCTTGTTGACAGTGACACAACTGAATTAGCAACTTGTGGTGTATTTGCTCCAAGTGCAATTGGTGTTGCAGTAAGAGGTGATGTTGAGATGGAAACACAGCGTGATGCTAAAAACTCAGCAACGGACATGGTTATGAGAATGACTATGGGAGCATCAGCAATTCAACCAACACACGGTGTTAAACTATTAGTTGAAAGAAACATTGACTAATAACAGTTAAATTCATAGTGTGGGACTAGAGCCCACACTATAATTGCTTGGAGGTATGCTATATGGCGTTTTTTACAATTAGTGATATTAAGGATTATGTGCCTGATGTGGACACTTATGGAATCCAAAACTTTGACGATGACATTGGTCGCTCGGAAACAGACATCTTTAGACTGTTAAGAATACGTTGGTGGCCTGAAGTTAGTGCTAAAATTTATGATGTAACTATTGCTGGTGGCGGTGGCTACAATACAGAAATGGACACTAACAAATTAGACACATCACAACTAAAGCGTAGCGGTGTATATCACTGTTTGGCTTATTACATACTACCAAAATTAAGCAAATTTGAAGTGGACGGCGATAGGTTCAAAGAAATGGCGGACTATTATAAAGCAAGGTTTGATGAGGAGTTTGATTTATCCTCAAGAGAACTTTATTATGATTGGGACAGCGACAGTGTATTTGAAGCAAATGAGCGTGTTCACAGAGAACGTTTAAAGTTGGTTAGATAATGAGTAAGCGTAATGACATTGTAGAAAATATTGTTACTGTTTTATCAGATGCTGATGATCCACGTTTTGTATTTGTTTCAAGGGCACCAATTGACCCACAACAATTAGCAAACACACAATTTCCGTGTGCTTATGCTGAAGCGTTGGACGAAACACGTCAAGACGAAAGTCAAACAGCACTGTCAGGACAACTACGAAGTGCTACACTCCAAGTTCAGGTTGTTTGTTTCGCTAAAACAAGTCCGGAGATGATGGATATTGAACGTAATAACATTATTGAAAGAGTTGAAGAAGCGTTGGATGCAGATAGAACACGAGGATCAAATGCTAGTAATACACAATTGATTAACGTGGCTGTTGAAAATGATGTTGAAACAACCATTGGTAAAATAACACTATCGTTTGAAGTGTTTTATACTTACAGAACAGGAGTAGCATAATGGGTATAATAGTTGACGCTGAAAAGTGGAAAAAAATAAAACGAGAACAACAGGCTACGGCTAACAAAGTAAAAAGTAAGCCAAAGGCTGTTGAAAAACAAGAGCCGGAACTAAAAGCAGACCTAAAGGCTGTTTATAGTAATGAACTTGAAACTAACAATGAGGAGAAAGAATAATGACAACTTACGTAGGAAGCGCAGGCGTTCTTAAAATTGATAATAGCGCAGGCACACTAACGAGTGTTGCTGAAGTTAAAAACTTTACTTTTGACCATACTGTTGATGCACTAGATGATACTACTATGGGATCATCTGTTGTAAACAGAAGTTACAAAAAAGGTTTAGAAACAGCAACAGGGACTGCTGAAGTAGTTTATGATGCTCAAGAACTTGCAGGACATTCAAATACAATTGAAAGTTTAGCACTTGCTGATGATGATGTAACTTTTGAGTTATATCCAACAGGTGATTCAAGCGGTAGAGCAAAAATTACTTTTGAAGGACTAGTAACTGGTCACAGTATTTCATCAACAGTTGATGATTTAGTGACTGCTACTATTACTTTCCAAGCAGTTGATACAGTCGCATACGCTTCTGTATAATTGGATACAAAATGTTACAACTTCGTGCTAGTGATCCTAAAAAGACAATAGAAGAACTCAATGACAACATTGACAAATATATTGTTA